GCAGTAAAAGCACTTTTTTTATTCATAACCTTTGATTTGCCCCAAAGTTAATAGCTATAGGCGTTTGCTGAGTTTTTACCATTAATTTTGTCCATTAACCCAATAAGTACGGTGATCCACGGCAAAAAACTGCACAGGGCACCCTGCGCGACAGGATCACACCTGATGCAAAAGCCCTGGAATATTATTCCAACTTCCAGCTGACTGACGGCAGATCGCTCCCTGAAAAAAACATTAAAGAATATTGCAACAACGCTGCCGTGCTTAATGCACTGCACAATATATATACGGAGTCGAAAACAGCCCGACGGGCATTAGGTGCCGGAGACAGCAAGCGTTTTTTTGAACGTGCTGCCGAGATCATAAGCACCCTGAGCGATGAGTTTAACCACAACCTTCCGGCAAATCACCGCCACCTGCAGCGCGTGTACAATAAATATGTTGCTGAAGGTTATTACGGGTTGATCAGCGGTAAATTCTGCAACGATAACAGCCGTAAAGTAAGTCACGAAATTGAACAACTAATACTCAGCATCTATGCAATGGATAACAAGCCTTTTGCTTCCAGCGTGCACGAAATATACAATTCATTTGTCGTTGGCAAGGTCGATGTGGTTGACCGCAGAACCGGCGAGCTGTTCGACAGGAAAAAGTTTTTATATCCAGATGGAACTCCCATTGAGTTATCGGATTCCACGATATGGAACTACATCAACAACCCTAAGAACCGCGCAATAGTAGATAGATCGAGATCAGGACAGTTTCAGTATAACAATATTCACCGCCCGCACCATCACCGGCATTCACCTTTTTACTCCTTCAGTAAGATATCAATGGATGACAGGGATCTCCCGCGCAAATTAACCGATGGTAAACGCGTGAAAGCCTATTATTCATATGATGTGTCCAGCGGATGTGTAATTGGATATTCTCATTCCTACGATAAGGATGAAAGGTTGTTCCTGGACTGTCTGCGCAATATGTTCCGGCTCATTGAGCGCAACGGTTTCGGTATGCCGATGGAATGTGAGGTGGAACATCACCTGGTTAACAAGTTCTTTGATGATTTGGCTCTTATGTTCCCGTTCATGAGAATATGTAACCCGGGCAACTCACAGGAAAAACGTGCTGAACACTTCAATAAGGCCAAAAAGTACGGAGTTGAAAAGGGTATTCATAAAGATATCGGGCGTTGGTGGGCCAAATGCGAAGCATACCGCATTGATGTTGACAAGGTAGATAACGAATATAAGGAACGTGGTTACTCCTTTGAAAAGCTGGTTGCTGACGATATTGAATCTATAAAGCAATATAATAACCAGCTGCACCCGCGTCAGAAGGTATATCCCGGAAAAACACGATGGGAAGTACTCAAAGAAAACATGAACCCGGAACTGGCCCAGGTGAACAAAGCCATACTGTATAAAACCATTGGCAAAAAGACAACAACCACCATTGTACGTAATCAGTACTGCCAGGTACAATACGAAAAATACCAGTTGCCAAACCCGCAGGTCATAAACAGGTTGCAACCTAACAGCTACGGTGTGGATGCTTATTACCTTCCGGATGATAACGGCGTGATCAATGAGGTATATCTGTACCAGGCAGGCAATTACATCTGCAGGTGTGAAAAGATTGTAGCTTACAACGAAGCAAAAGCAGAACAGACACAGGCTGACGTTGACAATTACAAATCACAGTCGGAGTTTGTTGCCGAATTCGATGGTATGACCAAGCACGGCAAAAAAGAGCTTGCAAAGCCAGTGATCATAAATGTGGAGCAGATGAATGTTATTGAAAGTACGGCTGCAGAAACTGTTGAAGTAGTTGAACACTCTATTAATCAACAGGATGATATAGACAACTTGCTGGATGAGTATAATCCTGATGAATATAAAAACAGAGCTTTTAAATCAATGTAATATTAACCAAAACACCAAACACCATGATTACAACAGAACTAAAAAACAAAGTATTGGCCGAGTTAAAACGAAGCCGCGAGAATTTTACCGGATCGGACGCCAAGTATGCCGTATCACTCGGTTTGAACAATGCCGTGTACAGCCGGATAAAGAACGGCGAAATTGACAAAGTGCTGAGCGAAGCCATGTGGATATCACTGGCCCGTAAGTTCAACGTGAGCCTTAAAAATGAGGCAGAGTGGAAGACAGCTAAGACTCCGGTATTTGAATACATAACAGAGCAACTTACAATGTGCCAGGACAACAGTATCAGTTGCATGTTATGCGATGCTGCCGATATAGGGAAAACCTACACAGCAAAGATTTACGTTAAAACACACAAAAATGCGGTTTATGTTGACTGCAGCCAGACAAAATCAAAGCAAAAACTCATAAGGTTTATTGCAAAGGAATTCGGGGTGGGACATACCGGAAAGTATAACGATGTCTACGAGGATTTGGTGTTTTATCTTCGTAGCATCGCCACCCCGATAATTATACTTGATGAGGCGGGCGACCTTGATTATGCAGCTTTTTTGGAATTAAAAGCGCTATGGAATGCCAGCGAACGTGCCTGCGGATGGATGATGATGGGCGCCGAAGGACTAAAAGAGAAAGTTCGCAGGGCCATTGGCAACAAAAAAGTAGGTTACACCGAGATTTTCAGCCGCTATGGCAACCGCTACCAGAGAATAACGCCTGAAGGCCGTGAAGAGCATGATAAGTTTACCAGGCTGCAGGCCGCGCTTATTATCCAGGCTAATACCCCTGCCGGGACAAAGCTACAGGAACTTATTCATAAGACAGACGGGTCGTTACGCAGAATCTATATAGAAATCTCAAAACGCACAGCATAATGGCAAGGGCAATATCAGTAAACCAGTTATTTAGCAAAAAACGGAAGTTGTTGCCGTTTACCGGTGAGTGGCTGGAGTGCTTCGGCACTCCGGAACTTTCCGGGGCATGGTTCATCTGGGGCAACTCAGGCAATGGTAAAACATCATTTGTGCTGCAACTGTGCAAATATCTTACAAATTTCAGCCGGGTGGCATACAACAGCATGGAAGAGGGCGACAGCGAATCGATGAGGCTGGCCTTCATACGCACGGGCATGGATGAATGCAAGCGCAAGATCGTGCTGCTGGACAATGAACCTGTAACAGACCTTAAAGAACGACTCCGTAAGCATAAGGCCCAGAAAGTAGTTGTAATTGACAGCATTCAATACTCGGGCATGACTTATACCGAATACAAGGATCTGCGTAACGAGTTCCGCGACACGCTGTTTATCATCATCAGCCATGCCGAAGGCCGCAACCCCGCCGACAGACGTGCAGCATCAATACGCTACGATGCCTCTGTGAAAGTATATGTCGAAGGATATAAGGCATATATCACCAGCAGGTTCCGCACCGGCGATGTTAAAGAATATGCCATATGGAGAGACCAGGCCGACAAATTTCATTCAGCAGACCATATATAAACCATTTAAAACACATACAACTATGGAAATACAAGTAAAAATTGAAAATGTCAACATCCACGTCAGCGGCATGGATGAATCAGTAGAACAGGTGACGGCAAATCAGTTGAAAACTGAGCTCGAATCCCTGTACAAATCAATATCAGCATTGATACTCAATTCCGAGGCACGGTCAAGGAAGTTTATTGAAGACAGCGCCTCTGTCATTACCATCAGTGGCCCTGTTGAAAAACAGCCTGAAGAAAAGTTTGTTCAGGCACAGCCAAAGGCTATAACAACAGGTGTCAAAATTTGTACGGAATGTGGCAAAGAGTACAAGCCAACAGGTAATGCACAGCAGCGCTGCCCCGATTGTATCAAAAAGATTATACACCCGCGCACAGACAAGGAAGTGCGGATAGCAAAAAAGACATGCCAGGAATGTGGTAATCCTTATAAGCCAAGAGCCAACTCGCAGCGGTATTGCAGTGATGAGTGTAAGACTAAGGCACAAAAGAAACTTGCCCAACAGTACAACAAAACCTACAACGCAAAAAAGAAACTTACCCCGCAACAGGAAAAAGAACTCGAAGACACATTGGCTGAAGTAAAAAGAAATGTATCAAAAACTTATGAATTTTCAAACAAATAGTAACATTAAAAAGACTACCAATATGGAAACAAACAATCGGATTAGCTACGTGTACAACCCGAAGTATAACAGGTTGACCGTATTATACGACGGCAATCCCGTTGGCGGATTTGCCGGAGTTTCGGCGGAACGCAAATTCATGGATTTGATAGCTTCAGATAAATTAATAAGTATAGGAGTAAACGATATGGCAAAAAAGAATAAAGTGCGTCAGTTACGCGCTCTCTGGATAAAACAGGGTATTGACAAATACCGCGAGTACATTATCGAGCCTTTTGGCGTCAGTTCTACCGCTGACCTTACCGAGGAGCAGTTAGATAAACTTATAGCCCACTTTACACATAACAGCAAAAGCAGCAATGCCTCTCCGGAGGTTCGTGCCGCCAGGAGTGTTGTACTGAAACTGCTCATGGAACTCGGCATATACGACAACACGGGCGACTGGACAAGGGTAAACGATTACCTCATGGACAAACGCATTGCCGGTAAGCTGCTGTACCAGATGAGCATGGAAGAAATGAAGGCCCTTACCCTGAAGCTGCGTAATATTTTACTGAAAGCAAACAAATTAAACAAAGAAATTAATAGATTATCCATAAACAATTAAAATTATGATACAGACAAACAAACAACCCATGTGGGTGGACGAGTCGGGCAACAAAATACCATTCAACCGGCTTACCGCCATAGAAAAAAACCAGGAAAAACAGGCCGCCAAAATAGTAAAAGAAGCCGAACGTTTAAACGGCCTGATAATGGCGTTTAAATCAGATATAAAAACCATATGCGAAAAGGTTTATAACGACTTTATGGAGGCCAAATCGGTAAACAAGCCGGCTAAAGGGAACTTTACCTGGTTCAACTTCGACAGATCCATCAAGATAGAGGTGTCTATCAACGACCGTATCGAGTTCGACGATCTTACGATGAAAGCCTGCAAGGAAAAGTTTGATGAATTTCTGGGACTTAACCTCGACGAAAAGCAGGACTTTGTCAAGGAACTTATCAACGAGGCCTTTTCAACCAGCCGCGGAAAGCTCGATGCCAAAAAAGTAATGAGCCTTATGAAGTACCGCACAAAGATAAAAGATACGCTGTTTCAGGAGGCTCTAGATTTGCTGGAACAAAGCATCAGGAGACCCGACTCCAGGACATACTTCAGGGTATGGAAAAAAGCTGATGACGGGCAGTACAAAAATATAGACCTTAATTTTTCGTCGATATGAAGCATTACCAGTTAACCAGTAATGCTTTCGATGGTGCCGTGGATCTGTTTTTTGATGATGCAGGTATGCTAATGAAATTCGATATGACAGGGGCCAGTCTCAGCAAAAAACAACAGGAGTGGATACTGCGGGACATGTACCCGGAACTCAACGAATTGAAACGGCAACTTTCCGAATCAGGAACGGCAAAAATTACCGAAGTGACCACAGAGGTGACTTTTGAGATGTTCTGGGATAGGTACGACGACAAGATCAACTCTTCAAGGAAACGCACCTTGCAAAAATGGAACAGGATGACCAAAACGGATCAGCTCCGTGCATACACATACATAAACAGGTATCTGAACAATCTGCCTTCAGGAACCCGGAAAAAATATGCCGAAACATACTTAAATTCAGAATTATGGAACAATTAGCCAGCACAATAAGCCCGTATGTATTACCGGGATTGACACAAACAGAAAAATCAGTGGATTATATCATCGCCCGGGTTTGCGAAAAATTTGGAATGACACGCGAACAGCTAACAGCCAGGACACGCAAACGTGAAATAGCCGAACCCAGGCAGGTGGCCATGTATATACTCCGGGGACTTGGCCTCAGCTATGCCCAGGTAGGCAGCATTTTCAACAAAGATCACGCAACGGCGGTATATGCAAAAAAGCACATCGAGAATATGTTAACTTACGACAGGGATTTTAAGGCAAAAGTAAGGGGGTTGCTGTGTTAAGAGTTTATATTGCCGGCAAGGTTACCGGCGAACCCCCTTTAGAATGTAATCAAAAGTTTGGCAAAGCCGAACTGTTGTTAACCAGCATGGGCATGCAGGCTATCAATCCATTATCATTTATTCCATCCGACGCAGAATGGCACCAGGCCATGAAACTTTGCATAAGATCACTAATAACCTGTGATTTTATATACCTGTTGCCCGACTGGAAAGAAAGTGAAGGAGCTAAACTGGAGGCTGCAATTGCTGAAAAACTCGGCATCGAAACAATAAATACCATATAATGTATCCAGGACTAAAAATAAAATTCACAAACAGCGAGTTAGGCTCGTTTTACATGATAATATCATCGGCAACAAAAAGGTATAATTACGATGCCCTGTCGAACTATGCCATGAGAGATATTATGCACGACCTTATGCTGAACATAGCCCACCGTATGGTTAAAAAAGCCGATACGTACAGCATAACATTCAGGCCGGCACAGGTTTATTTTATGAGGGATCTGCTCGATAGTTTTGAATTTGGATGCGGGTATTTTGAGAGATTAGTCCTGGAAAAGATTTATGCAAAAATTGATAAGTTCATAATTGATTTACCACAAACTGCAGCACTACATCATGGGATACCGCAACCATAATACACTGATTAAGATCAGGCTTGTAAACGAGATCGTGCAACGGCACTATGTTCCCGGTGTTACTACCTACAAGGGCATTTTTTTGAAATACGTAAGGCCGGTATATCCCATGTGTTATTCCACATTTTTATCATATATAAACACGCCAGTGCCCAAGCAACATGAAAAAACGCAAGAATAATGAACCGGATTTATTCACAAATACTGACGATGTGCCGGCCACAATAGAAAAAACAGAACCGTCCACGGCTGATCAGCTTATACAGCAGCGTAATGAAATGATTAAAAAAATGTCGAAAGAACTGAACGAAAAATTAGAACAGTTAAAATTAAAAATATGGAAACAAAAGCAGATAAAATAAAAAACTTAAAAGAATTTTTGTTTGAAAATTCGTGCTGTTTAAATTGCATAGTGGTTAATTATTGTGGAAGTTTTATAAGTAAAGAAGATTGTTTAGGATGTATTAATGATGGTTTACTTGAATTGCTAACGCAGAGCTTGCAACAGTTTTAATTGTTGCAAGCAAACGTTAGCAGGCGTTTTTTAATATAAACAAACAAAATTAAAATGAAAAAGATAAAAGAAGTACTTGAATTGGTAATACTGGCAATATTTACTCCGATAATTATTATTAGTATGATGATACACGGAGCTTATAGGGTATGGTATGTAAGAAAAACAATAAAGGAATGCAGTTATTCACTTGAAGAGCGAGAGGAAAAAACTAATAACAGCAATAGCAATGGCAACCACGCTGATACCGAAAGCATATAGGGCATTTTTATCTTTCCTGGCATCGCCGGTAAACCCGCCAGACGACAGCTTTAACTCACCTTTTTTAGTGATCATATAAAAATTATTATCCAATGCTTTTATCAAACCATCCTGGCACAAATAATCAAGGTCCGATATTATATTTCGGTGAATTAATTTTTGAGAAGTATTAAAATCAAAACCTGTAAAACCATTAGATTTAATATGATTAAGCAAATCGTCAAGCGTGATAGCCGAAACAATTTCGCCACCATACATAAACATGAGCAACTTTACCTGATAACGTTTTCTCATTTAAAAACAAAAATAACCAATTTTATTTACTTTTTATATCTTAGCACTAACCAAAAAATTTAAACCTATGGAAGATTACACAAACCTTATTTCGGTAATAGCTGGCATAATCAGCATTATTACCCTCATCGTGTTCTTTGTCATGGCTGCAGATATCAGCATGATCAAAAGAATATTGAAGGCTGAACGAAAGGAAAAGATGCTAAAAGGAGCAAAACTGAATGATAAAGGGCAATGGATATGTACAAAATGCGGAACTGAAAACGATACGCAATTTAATAAATGCCGTTATTGTGGTAAAAATTTATTGGATATCTAAAATTAATTGATATGAAAAAAATCATTTACATTTTAATTGCAATGGCACTTACATCATGTATGAATAGTGCTGAAAAACAAGCTCAAAAAGAAAAAGCAAAACTTGATTCCACTATTGCAGCAATTGAAAGGCAGGAAGAGATAGAACAAAAAGTAAAACAATCAATTCACGATGCTATTTTTGACACTGTTGGTTTGTCGGAATCTCCAGTGAAGGTATATGAATATGGTTTAATTAAACAAAACTATTCAAGTTATAGAAACATTTATTTGAGGTACAAAAACGTTTCTGATAAAATTGTCTCTGGAGTAAGATTTAAATGGTATGGCGAAAACGTTTTTGGCGAAGCTGCAGATATGGGTGGATATCCTGAAGGATTTGGTGGTGGTTATATGGATAACACATTAAGACCTGGTAAAAAGGATTATGGCGAATGGTCTATTTTAAGCAGAGATGCTAAAAAGGTAATATTGGCCTGGCCATATGAAGTAGTATTTGAAGATGGTTCTAAATGGGAATTAAGAAAAAATTAAAATAATTCTTGATTTTTATAATTAGTTCTTTGTATATTTGCCCCTGAGTTACAGTTTATCATCAGGGGAATACCTGAAACAAATTATTTAAAATAAAGCAACGCTGCTACGGTGGTACTAAAGGAAACGATAGTACTGGTTTCTCGCCCCGCGATAAACTGTAACTCACACCTAAGGTGGCGTTGCCTTTTATAAACACTTAATTCTTTTAAAATGAGTTACAAAAAGAATGAAAGTCAGATCACAGATCTGCAACTGGTCGAGATTGACCAGAACAAATTTGCCGTTCAAATTACTGAAGGCAACATCAATGTTAACCTTACTAAAATGGCAAAGCCATTTGGAAGTTCAAAACGTCCTGAAAGTTGGCTGAAAACACAATCAGCCAAAGATTACCTCGCAGTATTAAGCGATGCGAAAAAAATCGCAACGGCTGATTTAGTGAATGTTGCAAAAGGTGGTTCGCCTGATGAGCAAGGCACCTGGGCAAATGATTACCGCATAGCCATGCGTTTCGCCCAGTGGCTAAGTCCACAGTTTGCCATTAAGGTAGATGAAATGCTGGTAAACCATTTGTTGAACAGAACAAAACCCGATGATTTCCTGATTCCTACAGAAACGGTAGTGTTTAATGATCAGAAATGGTTTACCAAGCAAGATTTTTGCAAAGAAACCAATGCATCAGAACGCTCATTTTATAGCAGAATGGGTCATTACCCAACAGAATATTTGTATCTGCATGGCATCTGGTATATAAGTTCTGATTTGTGTAAGGTAATATTAATGCAAAACAATGTCAGTAACCGTCGTAGTGTTCTACGCATAAAAAAGGAGAGACTTCAATTAAGTTTATTTTAAAAGGTACCACCATGACAACAGAAACCGCCATAGTTACCGAACTCGCCAAAGAATGCGAGATGGAAGTGCTTGAAAACAACCTCACCGAAATGTTTACCTCGTGGGTATGCTACCAGGAGTGTCCGGGCATACAGCAACGAGAGGATATAACATACACCTTCAATACGCTGCGTAATCATTTGCGTAGCATATCCAAGTTTTTGAATTCTAAAAAAAAGTAGTTGTCTCTTACTTCAGCCAATGGAACCGGGAAGCCTCTGCGTAAAGCGGGGGCTTTTTTATTGACTTTTTTTATAAATTGTTGTATATTTGTAATAATTATTACTTTTGCAATGAATTATGAAAAAAATTGAAGCAATAATTTCATATTTTTTCCGTTCATTATCAAAATCGTCGCAATTCATGGGAAAAAAAAGAACTGATTTCCTGTTTTCTGATACAGGATGTTTAGTCGGTGCCGGATCAATTATCAATATATTCGGAAATTATTACGAATTCAACTCAAGCGATTCTGAACAAGAGGCTGATGCCAAAGCTATCAGAAATGATTTTGAAATGGTAGGACAGGATATAGAGCAGGCATTAAAACAACTGCAGCCACAAAAATAATATGCCCAATGGACGAATTGATTAAGCCCCCTACGGATATTAAATCCATAGAAGAGGAATTATTGAAAACAGATCCTAAGCTGTTTGAGGGGGTGCCATCAAAGGCAAAAGTTCGTATTGTAAAAAGTATATCCCAGTTGAAGTATCAATTTCATTCAGGGCCACTACCGGATGTAGAAACTTTAGAAGGCTACAATAATTTAATACCTAATGGTGCTGATCGTGTAATGAAAATGGCAGAAAAGCAGCAGGATCACAGAATAGATATTGAGAAAAAGGCGGTAAAATCTCAATTAAACCAAAGTTTAATAGGGCAAATATTTGCTTTTATTATTGTCTTGTGCTTTTTATGCGCTACGTTTTACGCTTTTTATAAAGGCTACCCAAAAGCCGGAGCAAGCATGTCGGGTATAAGTCTTGTTTCGCTGGCTGCTTTATTTATCAGGGGAAAGTGGTTTCAGAGAAAAAGCCTGAAAAGAAAACAATAAACTTTTTATGGGCTGGAGGCAGCTAACTGGTCGCCTGTACTTTCCACGGTTGCCACATTTCTGAGGCGTACCGCCAGCGGGTCTGAACTGTTTGCCAGTTCTGCTAGAAAGTCTGCAGCTGTTAACACGGCGGTTCCGATGGTATTATCAGTGGGCACATTAAGAGCAACTGATGCCGGAGGCGGAACCTCAAGGCTTCCTTTGAATTGGTTAACAATTCCATATTGCGTATTTTTGCGCACATTTGCCTCTGCAGGCTGTGACAGGTCTGTAGCATTAGACGCCAACAATATCGTTTCTGCGTTTGTATCTTGTATAATCCAGCTGGTTTCTGTACCGGCTATTAGTTGAAATAATTGCGCAATTACGGCGTTGTTTGCTCCTAAGTTTATTATTTGCCCTGAAAACTGCAATAGTCCGAGCGTATAGATACCCGGACATGTGCAGCCAGGTGCTTGTGTTGAAATTCCTGTAAAAATTATCTTGCTTCCAGCTGCTCCGGAAATTCCGGCAGCTTTTGAAACAGCATAAGCAGTTCCATTAAATATGATAGTTCCAGCACTAGCATATAAACCTCCTGCATTAATGCTAGTTCCAATGTTGGAACCTATAGCGGTTCCGATAACTGAAAAAATACCTGTACCGGAATTAAGGCCACCACAAGCAACATTATTTGACGCAGATAAAGTGCCCGTATAGTTTCCTGATGAAACTATTATTCCGCTACCCGCATTAATAATACCTGCACTTGTATAAAAAGAACTATTATTTCCGTCGCCTATATGTACAAGTGTTCCTGAACCGGCATTCACTATTCCACCTGAATTCTGAGTACTATTTGAGGCATTACCCGATCCATTATGATAAGATGTACCTGTATGATTCCATGTCATGCAAGAAGTTGTACCAGCAAAGCATTCGGCGTTAACGGTTATACCGTTACTTGATGATGAAAAACTTCCACCAGCATTATTAATCGTCACTATACTGGTGCTTTCGGTCATTTCAAAGGTGTAAAGATATTTTAACGCAGCATCAGTGATGTTTAATCTGTAATATAAATACGAGTTTGCATTGGCAAAAACTCCTGAATCATAAACAGGTAGAGTATTACCTGATACAGTATGTATTACATTCCATGTAGAATCATTATTACTGCCTTCAAAAGTCCATGATTTTATATAATATGACGCATGGCAGTGTACATAATAGCGTCTTATACATTTGACAACTGGAAACTGGTACTTAACCCATGTTATCTTATTGCCGGGGGACAAATATGTCGTGGTGTTCCTGTCAAAAACCTTGTACGCGTTAACACTGTCGTGCTGTGAAGACGCAACACCTGAAGGTGTAGTATTACCTGTCATTAATGGAACACCCATAGCTGGTAGCACAAAATTGCTTTGCGCTATTGTTTTAAAATATTTTGCTATGAGAGACTGAGATATACCTATGGTCATTCCATTAGCGTAAACATCATCGTTAGTATCAGGTACCACACCATCCATCCAAATCTCCGGATCGTGATAATCCCCTGAATTTATTGCTATTGATAGTCCGTTCGGCATAGCTTATGAATTTAAAAATTTAGATAATTCTTCCATCGCTTTGTCTAAGGTTAAGATGTCAACCTTAGTTTTTATGTCTGTAACATTGCCAAATTCGTCTTGCATCCATGACTTAAAGGATATGGTATACATATCATCTTTTAATGCGGGGTTTATAAAAATGCTGTACTTTTTCATATATTAAAAATTAAGGGTTAATATTTCACTCCATTTAACGTTAGTAAGCGTGCTTTTTAAAGTGCTTCCGTCGGCAGCCACCGTTATCCTGGTAACTGTCCACACAGCATCATCCTCATCACTTCCAAGCGGAGCCTTTCCGCAATAACTGTGAGGTGCATCCCATAGATGCCGCTTTTCGTAGGTTATGGCATCCTGTCCCGGCTGTCCTGGCGCCCCCGGTTCTCCCTGG